CCGCACCGCCAATATATGATTTGAAATCGAGAATTCTACCTGACATTTTTGCTACTCCTAAGGGGTATTGCTATATCACTAAGGCAATATAGCCGTTTTTATTACTTGTATATTTATCGAATTAACTAGGTCTTGTGGGCCAAATGACGTTTGCAATGTCTGTTTCATCACAGTATTCTAATGGCATGTCTCTAAGTGCTTGTCTGTATGTTTGCCATTCTGCTTTTTTGGCATCACTTAATGGTGAATCTGCAGTTTGTGTCCAGTCACTGATTTTCAACAAAGTTTGTCGTTGTATTCTTATTTCTGTACAGACGTCTATGGTTGGTTCTGGCTTTTCTTCTATTACATGCGGATCTACACTGACATTTACACAGAAATCGTCGATTCTACCTTTTAAATCATATACCATTGTGCTTAAATAACTTCTACCTTCTAGCATTCTTGCTAAACTGTTAGGACTTATTCTGATATTTTGTTCTATGTGTCCAGTGGTATTGTTATAAATTATGACTTTATTATGCATTAAAACGTATCTCCTTTGTTAATTTTAACTAAATCATATTTTAAATTTGTGTATCCTATTTGGCCGGCACTATTTGGTGCTAATGTATTTTTGCCTCGTATTACCACATTGGCTCTAGATACATCTGCTGGTATTGATACTTTTTGTACAGCATTCATTATGCCGGGTATTTCAGCCGCATTGTTATATGTTGTGCCAAACTCTGTGCTGGTAGTATTACCTTCTATATCTTCAAGCACTATTTTTGCTCTCAATGAATAGTTTGCTGTGCCACTGCCTGGAACTGATCCTACAGGTGTGCCACTTGCAATAAAACTGTAGTCTCCTTCTTCTACACCATCTCTAGGCTCTTTAAAGTCTACTTCTCGAGGCGTGTGTATATCTTCTACTACATCTGCGTTTGCCATTGCAAGATTACTTGCTGGTTGATCTTCTACTTGTGTACCTACTGATGCATTGGCAAGTGCGGCTGTTGGTATATTATTGCCATGTGTTTCTGGATCATATACATTTGCTTCACCAGAAATAGTTGTTATAGGGTTATTGATTACACCGCCTGTAACACTTGGTACTGTAAATGTACAATCATGCGTAACATCGATACCACCTAGGTTACCGCCACTTATAACACAGGTATCTAGTGCGGCAAAGTCTGGTGTACTGCTTGTAACTACCACATGTGTATACACATTGGGTGATGCTTTTAGCACCATACAGTTTGCTGATGTACCTGATCCTGAGGTAGATTTTATAGGCACATTTTGATACAATCTTTGATATTTATTTGGTGGGTCAATTGGAGGTGGAGGTGGTAACTCATTTATTTCTGTTGGATCATCTTCTTCTTCACTTTCTGTTACTACTGGTTCTGTGTACACGGTTGCATCATACTCTAATAACAATAGATTACACAATATCATGCCATCTTGACCTAGTGCTTCTGTGTTTTTCATTACACGGAACAATTTATCACTAAAGCCATAATCACTATTAGTAAGTTTAACAACATCACCTGCGTCTATCTGTAATCCTGAGAAATCACTGGTACATTCTACAACCATGCTTTTTCTACTTTGATTTAGATCAATGTTTCCTAGTTGTTCTGCATGTATATTATTGTTAACCAACTCTGCTCTGTAATCTAAATTATTATCTGGTTCGCCTGTGTTTCTATCTCCACTTGGTGTTTCTATTAATATGGTATTTGTTTGATCTTTTCTGTTTTGATCAGCAAACTCTACTGTGATACTGTTGAGTTGTTGATATAATTCTGTACTACTAACAGATATCTTACTAACTATATTGTCATCATTGAGAACAAATGCTGAACTTAATTCACTACTACTATACGGTCTGTTAGGTATTGCTTTAAATTGGCCTTGCTTACCATCGAATGTAAAGTATGTTGCAGAATTTCTGCATATTTTGTCTATATTGTCCATACAAGTATCAAATGTACTTAAATATCCATTAATTTGATATCTAGCAATGTTGGCTGAGCCACCAGTGTTAGGTGTATAACTTATTAATTCGTCACAATAACCTTTCATTTGTGTATTTGCTGTTCCTAATATACTTGTTATATCTATATCAGCATTGGCTAAACCAGCACCGTATCTACTATTTGTCATATAATCAAATAACACTTCTCCAGGATTAGTCATATCACAAGTCATGTCTACAGTTATTGCACCTAAACCTGTTAAACCATTTTCTGCATCATAATCTACTTCAATCATTAAGAATACCAAGTCTTCCATTGTGTAATGACTTGTACCAAATACTGTCCAATGTTTCATATGATTAGTAGCATTTGATATAGGTGTTACTGGAAACACCTGGTCAGTACTGAGAGTACTACCTGCATATACTCTCATTCGTATTTTGTTTGCCCAATCTGTTGTAGTTGTTGCATTAGGATCATATACACTTATTACATTTGCGCCACTAAAGTTTAATCTTTTGTCTCCCCAATATATGTTGTTTACAGTATATGTAGCACCTTCAACATATTCACTGAGTGTGATACAATACTGCATAGTATCATTTTGATTTGTTATAGCCACATCTGTGATAGGACCACTCATGAAGTTACGACCGTAGGCGATACCGATCCTGTTGTCAGTACTCGGGGCTACCTGTACTTTACTGCCGTTGGCTCGCCCTAGACTACCAACGTCGGGTACATCAAATACACCTAATAGTTTTGCTGTACCAAAAGCCAATCCTGCCGCAATAACACCTGCTACAATCGTACCAAATGTTGTTAATGCTACAGCACCTGCTACTGTTGTAACTAGTGCTCCACCTATTGCTGTTGCTATTGCTGTTCCTATTGCTGTAAATACTGCCACCTGTTACTCCTACCCTGAATAATAAATTGTTTCTATTGGCCTAAAGCCATATTTTTCTATTTTGATGTCTGGTGATTGATCCATTAATGTCATTGTGTATCCTTGTATTTTACCTACTTCTTTCATTGCTTTTGCAATATTTAAATACTTTAAAAATAATTTACCACCTATAGCACCATCTCTATATTCTGGCTCTACCCACCATGCGGCTTCTCTAAGTACAGGAGGTAATTGAGGCAACCATATATCTCCTGCAGGCATGGCTATAAAGAATCCTGCGGGTTTGCCTTTTTGCTCTGCATACAATAACACACCTTGTTTCATTACTGTATAGAATACTTGATCTATATAATCCTCATCATAGTGTGGATTATGCAAGTAATCAACTGGTGCACTATTGGCAAAGTTGACAAACATCTTTTTTATGTTCTTAAAATCTTTTACTTCTGCTTGTTTTATCATATCTTTTCATCCTTTAAATCTTTATCTTTGTTGTGAGTCTCTAAAACGTCCACGGCCGCCACCGCCTCCGCCTCCACCACGGCCGCCACCGCCTCCACCGTAGCCACCAGTAGCACTATACTCTTTACCAAAGTCAAAACTGGTATTGTATAGTATGGGGACTCGATTGAAACTTCTGTCTGCGGGGTATAATCTCTTTCTATCTTCAGGATTTGTTCTTTGTCCTGATATCTTGTTACTGAGTACTGTTAATTGACTTGCAAGTGTCACTGTGACAGCATAGTCCATTTGTTTACTCAATACATTTACTTGTTCGTCTATTTTGTAATTAGTGATAACACCTTTGAATCTTGTGTACACATTGCCTGTGAGTTCGTATGTGCTGGTATCTACAAATGCTCTTTTTAACACAACATTACCACCCTTTACAGGATTTTCTAATATTTCTTGTAGATAGTTTTCACCACTTGGTATGCCTGCTAATGTTAAACTTAAATCGTTAGCATTGTATTTTAAATTATCATCTATGTTACTTACACTTAAGAAAGCACCTAATTCTGCATAGTTATTGCTGTCAACTGTTACAGGTTTCCAATTACTACTGAGATAATAAACATTAGCACCTAATTGTAAATCAATAAGTGTTATAGGTGATATGTTAGTACCTTGTACTTCTGTAATTGTTGTGCTCATTAAGTTATAA